TTCTTGATGAGATCATGATGATCGCAGAAGATTATGAAGGATTGGCAGATCGAATGGATCAGTCAATGTCGCAAGAATGTGAGGTAGCATGATACACAAATATCATATGAACCGCTTTGTTACTAATGAACAGTTGCGTGAGCTTTGGGATGAAGCAAGGGTTGCCGAAAGGAACAATGATCAAGAAGCTTTAGATATGCTAGATTTGATTTTTGAGAAAATTGATTTGGGTAAAATTCTAGTTCAAGATTTCGAACAAAGACAGATCATGGAAACATTAAACAACATGGTCGATTAAATAGAAATAAATAAGTGCTTGGAGAGGTCAATGATGGCCTCTTCTTCGTATGTGAGCGACAGGGTAAAGCTGTCAAGCAAAAGGAGAAACAAATGGACGCACTCACTTTATGGATGGTGGTAGGATTTATATTCGCCGCTTATGCCGTAATAGCAAATGATTCAGTACAAACATTAGGTACATGGATCGCATCAAACAATGAAAAGTTTCATTGGAGAACAATGTGGATAGCCGCATCGGCTGTTCTAGTCTATACATTATGGTATGGATGGTACATGAATGGTGGAGACATCAGTTATGGACGATTAAACAAAATTCCATTTCAAGAAGTTAAATGGTATCACGCATTAGCACCCGCAGTTCTATTAGGACTTACTCGTGTTGGCGTACCTGTATCAACATCATTCCTAGTTTTATCGGCATTCGCTAGTACATTTGTATTAGAGAAGATGCTTATGAAGTCTATGATGGGTTATGCAGTTGCGGCTGTTGCGGCGTATTTAATATGGCTCGTAGTAAGCCGCCTGTTGGACGAAGCGAAAGCTGTTAAAGAAGAACATAAAAAAGCTTGGAGAGTGGCTCAGTGGGTCACTACAGGCTTTCTGTGGTTTACTTGGCTATCGCACGATATGGCTAATATAGCAGTGTTTTTGCCACGTCAGTTAGATGTACCATTAATGCTTATGATTACAGCGGTATTTGTAATCGGTCTGGGCTTTATGTTTCGTGAAGGTGGTGGTAAGATTCAACAGATTGTAGTTGAGAAACACAACACACGTTACGTTCGATCTGCAACAATCATCGATTTGGTGTATTGGTTGATACTATACTTCTTTAAGGAACTGAATGACATCCCAATGTCAACGACTTGGGTATTTGTAGGATTGCTTTGTGGGCGTGAATTGGCTATGGCTAGTTACACAGGCAAGGCAAAATTTAAGACAGTCTTCCCATTGATTGGGCGAGATTTTATGAAAATGATGGTAGGTTTGGGCGCATCATTGGGTATCGTTTTATTGATACACTATGTGCTAGTACCAAACGGATATTAATTGAAAGGAATATATTATGAGTAATCCAAATGAACCATATCACAACAAAGGAGTCGGTTTAGCATTCGCAATCATTGCGTTTACTATGATTGGGCTTCCAGTAATTATAGGTCACTCAATGGGTTGGTTTAATCTATTGGGTATTTTAGGACTATGAGTATTTACGAATTTGTTTTGATAATACATATCTTGGCAGTAATATCATGGATGGCAGGGCTATTCTATTTGCCAAGAGTAATGGTGTATCATTCCCAAGAGACGAAACCTGGGGATGATATGGATAAAGTTTTCCAAACAATGGAAGTGAAACTATTAAGAGCAATAATGATGCCAGCAATGTTTGCAACATTATTCTCTGGTATTGCTCTTGTTGGTGTGGGGTACGTTGACTGGTCACTAACGTGGCCTTATGTGAAAGTTGTAAGTGTATTGCTTATGTTTGGCTTTCATGGCTTTTTAAGCAAACAGCGTAAGAACTTTATCAAAGGTGAGAATATCCCATCACCAAAGAAGATGCGGATATTAAATGAAGTACCGACTGTACTATTAGTTATTATTGTAGCATCAGTCATTTTAAAATATTAAGGAAATTTGTAATGACCTATAAATTAGTAGTTCAAAGCTCTGGAGAAACGTATGTAAGAAAGCGTGGGAAAGATAAGAAAGCGCTTGAAGATATGGCAGTTAGGTTGTCGTTAAAGAAACCATACTCTAAATTCTACGTTGTGAAGGAAAGTATGAAGATTTGACAAATATGTCACACTAAAAAACATATTAGGCTGAGGGGTTTACTTTCAGCCTTTTTTGTTATATATATTAAATGTGAACGTTGAAGTGACGTGAATACGGATCGGACTGGGGGGCAGTACCCCACATCTCCACCACAAGCACATTACGCCTTACTGCAATAAGGTGTTTTTGCAGAGACACAGACCTCACGAGGGTTGAAGATAGTGTGCTTTTGATGGGGATGAACTAGGATCGACGGACGGGATAGCAGAGTGGAGTTCATCGGGTGATCGCGCATAGATCAATTAAACTAAATGCAAATGAAAATTTCGCACCATCTGGATTAGCCCTAGCGGCATAATCACAGGGGGTTGGCGACTTACCTAGCAACAGAAAAGTCGTATTCAAAACAAATTATTAAAAAGGAAAAGATGTAATGAATAAACTATTAACAACAACGGCTCTAGTAATCTTAGGAACTTCAGCTTTTGCAGACGACACCGCCCCAGCAGCACCAGCGGCTGTAACAGTAGGTGGGTCAATCGAAACAGTAATCGCAGAAACTGCAAATGACAAGTACGGGGCAACTACATCTTTTGATCTCGACGTTAACGCACCAGACGGTATCGCAACTGGTGGTATTTCTTTTAAAGCAACTCCAGGTACATCAGTATCTGTTGACGAATGGAATATTGGTACAACTGTAGGCGCGACAACATTGTCTTTCGGTGAACAAGGTAACATTTGGCTTGACACAGAAAGTTCAGCAGTAAATGGTACAATCGAAGAGCCAACAATGGCTAAAGAGAGCTTGCAAGTATCAGCAATGGGTGCAACTGTTGCACTTGGTTTTGATGCAATCGGCACAGACATAACAGACCTAGATAACGTACAGTTTTCATATGGAATGAATGTGGCTATTCTTGATGTAGCTACAGTGGCTGACTATAACATTGACACTCAAGAGTGGGTTGTAGCAGGTCGTGCAGACACAGCAGGTATGGTAGAAGGCGTTCGTCTTGGTGGTGCAGTGTCATATGGTACACTAAGCCAAAAGACAAGCTTCGAAGCAGACGCTACTGTAATGGGTCTAACTGGTTACTTGAACGGTGATACAGATGATGTAACACAAAACGTTGGTGGTTCTTACACAATCGGTGAAGAATTGTCATTGGAAGGTGCTGTGAACTATAACTTGAATACAGAAGTGGTTTCACCATCTGTAACGTTGTCTTTCGACTTCTAAGTTACGCTACACAGTAAAAAGAGTAAATTTACGTTTAGGCGTAAAAAAAGGGAGAGGCAAAACCTCTCCCTTTGACGTTGCAAGTGGTGTAATCAAAAGGAATACCTATTAAAGGTCTTCACCTGCAAGCCATGACATACAATTTTCCACAGTGTCAAAGTATTCTTCATCCCCATGAGACAAGTCTGAAGACTCCCAAGCGGCAACCCAACCTACAGTAGCTACATACTCTATGCTTGCATTATAGCCTCTGTTAGTAGTCCAAGAAGCGGAATTTTGGGTTGTTTGTGTCATGTTTGTCATTTTATTTCTTTCTGATTAAATAACTTATACATACTTTATAGACAATGATTCGTGTGTTGTCAAGCGATTTGAATTATTTTTTTTCGTATAAATAAAAGAAATTAGCATGGGGATTTATTATGACAAATAAACTAAAACAACTTACATGGGCGCATCACCAAGCGGCTGAACGCAGAAAGTTCGCAAAGCAATTGATTAGTGGTGGTATTGACCCATTTGTATATTACAAATTTCTAAACTGCCAGTATCTCGTATACAAGATGCTCGAAGAACTTGTAATCATCCCACCCAATCTAACATCAATCTATAGAGCGCCCCGTATCCTACAGGATATTGAAGAGCTTGGCGAAATCTATGGCTTTGATGATATCGATCATTACCCTGAGTCTGTAGGCAAATGTATGACACACATGCAAGGTCTTGCAGACGCAGACGATAATGATGGTCTACTATCACATATGTACGTTCGTCACTTTGGAGAATTGCATGGTGGTCAAATAATCAAAGCCAAAACCCCAGGTAAGGGTGTCATGTACGAATTTGAAGGCGACACTAAGGTTCTTATCGAAGAGTTTAGAAAGTTACTCCATGATGGCATGGAAACAGAAGCTAAACGTTGCTTTGATTTCGCCTCAGAACTATTTGATGAGTTGTCTAAATAAGTTGACAATTTGACATTTTTATTGTATGATGTATCTATTATAACTCATAAAAAGGAGAGACTAATGCAAGAACCAGTTTTTGAAAAAGGTTATCCAGATTACGATGCAGTCAATGACTTAAAGCCTAAAGATAGAGCATTGCGAATTCATAAGAGCGTAACTGCCAGAGAACGTCGCAAAGAGGCTAAAGATATCATAGAAACTCGAACGACTAATGAATATAATAAATTACGAAAACAAAGAAGGAACAAGAAATAAAATGGATTTTCCACTGTGGAATAGATTGAACGATTATGCTGAAAACTTATCGAAACGTTTTGATAAGAGTTTCGCCCGTTATGACAATCCAAAATACACAGATGATATGAAGTTTGAAGGTTGGGAAGACACTTTTTGGGAGTCTGATAAGATTTCTAAGTGTCATCTAAAGACTATCAAACCGAAAGATGCGAAGTCTTTGTGGCTAATGCATATTAACATTTTTCCTAATGTGGGCATTGAATTGCCCATATTGGGTTTTGATATTGTAGCAGGACCTAAAAAGGTTACAGGATCGTTTATGGACTTTTCTCCTTTGCATGGGTTCGACCATCCATACAACGAATACATGAAGATGGCTATTCAAGGTTTGAAGTGGAATAAACCACGAGAACTACCAGAGTGGGCTACAGAGATATTTTCGGACTCGATGATTGCAATTGGGAACATACGAGAAGGTCATGAGTTGGATCAGTTTATTTCAGTTACATCTCAATTGGTAACATACTATCTATCTAAAATGGAAGAACATGCATCTGTATCAGGGCGTGATACACTTCCAATAATGAATAAATATTGTTCTAACCAAAAGCTTAACCCACACCTACATAGGTCAATTCTTGCTATGGGTATTAGTGAAGAAGACAAAGAAACTTATGTAAACGAAATACTGTTTGAGGAAAAATAAACTTGACAATTAACGGATGTTGTGGTAGTATGTCTATAACTAAAGGCATAGATTATATAACTTTTGGAAATCATTCATTTAAGGTAACTGTACACCATTGCGAAGGTTGTGGGCAGTTGAAGGCAACCTCTAACATTAAGGAATTCAAAATGACAAACGATAATATTATTGTAGAGAAGGCAGGGCAAACGCTCAGAGCCGAATATTTTAAAACTAGCAATGGGTCAGGTATTCGTTGCTACATCAATGAAGAATTCATCCAAGAAGAAATATATGAGGGTAAGTCAATTTCTTGGGCAGAAAGTGCCGCAGAAAATTGGACATCGGGGATTAAAACGCTGAATGGATAAAGAACAACCGATTATCTCACCCAGAACACCTGAGAAAGTACATCACGAAATATCTAATATGCTGTCAAAAGGCGTAAATTATATTGATGCACTTATTGAATATGCACGTCAACACGACTTAGAAATAGAAGCAGTGGCTGACATAGTTAAAAAGTCCTCTATACTAAAAGAGAAAGTTAGAACTGAGGCAGTGAAAATGAAAATGGTGGTTAAAGATGAAAGAGACATCACAGAGCTTTGCTAATAAGCAATCCTTTAAATGCTATATGAATTACGTTGGTATGAAAAAG